TGCCGCAGGTGGTGCGCTGGAGGGACTCGGCGCTGTCAGCGGCAACATCGTCGGCGCTTCTGGTGTGCCGATCATGCCGGCGGTAAGCGGCGGCGCCGGGGCTCTAACTGCTGCCGATTTGACCAACTTGCCCACCAACGTGCTTGCCGGTGGCGGAGATGCGGCGGGGGCTGCTGGCGGCGATGTGCTGACTGGCGGAACCACTGCGCCGTCCGCCAATTATGGAACTGCCGCAACTGAGGTGCGCGGATTCGACCCAACCGTGGGCCAAGGCTATTCCGCAGCCGGGTCAGCTCCCGTCCTCACCGGCATTGACCTGCTGGACAAGGCGATCAACTTCGTCAGCACTCCTGCCGGGAGCGCCATTGTCAGCGGCGCGGGAAACATTGTGGGCGGAATTGCTGCGGGCGAAGCGGCCAAGAGCGCGGCACAGACGCAAGCGGCATCTGCAGACGCGGCCACGCAATTGCAGCGCGACATCTATAACAAGTTCATGGAGATGAACAAGCCTTATTACGAGGCTGGTGTCAATGCTCTGGGACAGATCACGCGCGGCGAGGTGACAGCCGAGCCTGGCTACGGCTTCCGCTTGGGTGAGGGCATGAAAGCGCTGGAGCGGCTGCAGGCTTCGCGTGGCAACTTGCTGAGTGGCGGGGCGATGAAAGCGGGCCAGCGGTACGCGCAGGATCTGGCCTCGCAAGAGTACGACAAGTCGTTCAATCGGTTGGCGCAAATTGCTGGGTTCGGAACTGGTGCAACGTCTCGCGCAGGCGAGGCCGGCCAGAACTACGCCGGCCAAGCTGGAGAGCTCGGCATGCAGGGCGCGAACGCGCTGGTTTCGGGTCGCATCGGGCGTACCTCGGCGTACACTTCGGGCCTGCAAGGGGCGATGGGCGCGCTGCAGGGGTATCAGCAGGAGCAGCAGCGCAACCAGCTTTTGAACCGAATGCTTGACATCTACGGACGCACTGGAGGCTGACATGCCGCTAGACACCAGACTCCCGCTGCTGGCCGGCCAGTTCAAGCCGATCACCTACCAAGCGCCGTCGCAGGCCAACATGCTTGCTGAGGTGGCGCAGGCTGCCAGTGCCATGCAGGGGCTGCAGCGGAATGCGATGGCGATGCGGGAGGCAGAGCAGGAGCGCACGGCATCTGCTGGCGTTGCCGAAATCATCCGCAAGGCGCAAGGGCAGCAGCTTTCGCCAGATATGCTGGATCAGATGGCTGATGCGCTGGCCGGCATGCCAAAGTTTCTCGGCAAAAGCGCAGAGATGAAGCAGGCTGCAGCGCAAATGCGCAGCATGCGTGCTGCGCTCGGGCAAACAACTGTTGAGCCACTTGCCGGCATGGGCGGCGCAGCAGGCGCGTCTGCTGACGCGGCCCAGCAGCGCTACGGGCAAGTCAACCTCTTGCCTTTGCTTTCTTTGGGGGCAGAGGGTCAGCAGGCGGCAAATTTGCTGTTGAAGCAGAACGAACTTCGTTTGGGCGCAAGGCCGCCTGCGGACCCGGAAGATGTCAGAAAGGCGAGGGCGTTTGGTTTTGACTTGACGCCAGAGGGTTATGGCTCCATGCTAGCTGCTGGCAGGGCGCAGCCAGCGCCGCAGGCAGATCCTGATGTCATCAGGTCGATGAGGGCCCTTGAATTCCCTATGAATCCAGAGGGATTTGCGGCGTATCAGGCAGCAACGAGGACCCCGCAGGCTGCGCCTCAAGACACGGAACTGGTGCGCAATCTCAAGGCTCTTGGCCTTCCGTTGAACGCAGAAGGGGTTGCAACGTTTGAAGCAAGCAAGCGTGCTCCTGCGACATTGCCAAACACCGCGCCGATTCCAGAATCCGTGAACTTGGGCAATCGCGTCGCCATCATCGACAAAAACCCCAATAGCCCGACTTTCAACCAAGAGCTTCGCTCAATGGAAGTTGGCGCAAAACCTGAGCCGGTTAAGCCGCCAAGCACCGCGCCAGAACCCAAACAGGTTCAGCTTGGTGACAGGGTTGCGACGATTGACAACAACCCTAACAGCCCGACTTTTGGCAAGGAGCTTGGCTCTTTGCAAATGGGCGCTGGCCCGATGACGCAGGCTCAAGTTGAGGCGAACCGATTGGCTGATGCTAGGCTCGCCCTTGAAACTGCTCGCGTTAATAACGACCGCGCCGGTGTGCAGCAGGCCGAGCGTCGCCTGCGGATTCTTGAGCAAGAAGCAACGCAACGCGCAGATCCTGCTTTCCAAGCCCGCATGGCCGCAGCGCAAGCTGCCGGCACGGCCACTGGCAGAGCGCAAGTTGAAAAGGCGTCGCAGGCGAATGAAATTGCCGGCGTCATTTCCGAACTGGAGCAGGCAGTCAAGCCGGGTGGGTTGATTGACAGATCGACCGGCAGCGGCGCTGGAGCGCTTGCTGATGTGGCTGCTGGATTCGTCGGCATCGGCACGCCGGGTGCGGTTGCAATCGGCAGGCTGCAGCCTATTGCTGACATGGTTCTTAAGATTATTCCCCGGTTTGAGGGACCGCAGTCTGACAAAGACACGGCATCCTACAAAGAAGCTGCGGGCAAGCTTGCGGATCCGGCAACTCCGAACAACATTCGGCGAGCCGCTGCAAACGAGATTTTGCGCATCCTGCGCGATCGCAAGGGCAAGCTTGGTTCAAGCGTTGTCTCGTTTGATTCTGCAGCAGCGGCGCCCGCCGCACCTGCTGCGGCTCAAGGCGCGCCTGCAGCGCCGCGCGCACCAGCGGCTCCCGCAACGACCCCGGCGCAGGGCAATCGCAGAGAAATTTCCCCCGGCGTGTTCGTCACCGAAAGGCCGTAGTCATGCCAAAGTACACGCTCGAGATTGGCGGCAAGACCTACGACTTTGAATCTGTTAAGCCCCTGTCGGATCAGGAGCTTGCCGGCTATGCGCGACAGATTGCCGGCGAGAGGGCGGGCACTATGGCGCCGCCGGGGCAAATCCCGGGCGCTGGCCAGTATCCAGCGCCTCCAGAAGCGCCAGTCCCTGTAGGCAGGCGGCTGGCACAGGGATTTCGCCAAAACGTCAGCGACATTGCCAGAGTGGCGCAGCCCTCTGCAGAGGCGTTGGCAGCCGCTGGCGGTGCTATCAGGGGCGGCGCGGCAATGGCCCCCGCCGGGCCTGTTGCTGCCGCAGGCGGCGCGCTTGCTGGTGGCCTGACGAGCTTCCTCGGGGCTCGCGCTGGGTCTGAGCTACTGCAGGGGCAACAGCCAGACTTGCGTGCCGGGGCGCAGGAATACGCTCTGGGCGAGATGCTTGGCCTAGGGCTCGGCAAAGCAGTGAAGCTGGGGGCGCGAGCGGCTGATGCCCTGCGTTCGTCGGCCCAACGAAGCGCCGCCAACGTTGCCCGCCAAGCCGCAGGCGATCAGTTGGGTGCCATCAAAGCCGGCCTGTCCGCAGCCGAACCGGGCGCCTCTCCGGCGCAAGCAACCGCAGAAATTCCGCGCCAAGCGTGGCAGTCGCTGCTGGCCTTTGAACCTACGGACTTCTCTGCGCAACTTGCCCGCAATCGTCGGGCGTTGGCCGAGGAAGAACTCGCCCGCATGGCTGGCGGCCGGTCGCAGACGGAAGCGATGCGAACGCAGGAACAAGCGCAACAGACGCTGAATGCGTTGGTTGCGCCCATGCGTGAGACGGAACTTGGTGCGGCCAACCAAGCGGCAGAAACACTTTTGCGGCTTGGCCCGCAGGCCCAGGCTCGGCAGCAGTCAATGGTTTCGGCGCTGCAGCAAGCTGGTCGCACCGGAACAGAGGCGGCCCAGCGCGCGGAAGCTGCGACGCAGCAAATGCAACGTGCAGTACAACCTGGACGCATTCCAACAGTTAGCGCGACTCAAGCCGCCAGAGCTCAGGTCGCAGCAGCAAATCAGTGGCAAGAAACGTCAGATACATTTTCTGAGATTGCCAAACAACGTCGTGCTGAACGGGATTTCATTGAGCGTCAGATTGGCAGCTTAGAGGCTTACGGCCTGAAACCGCTGAGCATTGATCCGTTGCTGGGGTCAATTGATCGTTCGTTAAATACGCCGGGTCTGCGAGCCAGCAATGACTTGACTAAGGTTTTGGGTCTGGTGCGCGATGATCTGGTCAATCTGGCGCAACGCAACGGCGGCGTCATTGACGCTCACGATCTGTACACCATCCGCAAGGAGGGCGTGGCGCAGCGCGTGCGCGACGTCCTGAAGGTTGACGACCCGAAGGCCGGAGCCAAGCTGACGGCATCAGTGCTGGACAAGTTGCGCCCTGTGATTGACAACGCCATTGAGGCCGCGGCGGGCGGCCCCGGTTGGCGCCAGTACCTTCAGACCTACAGCCAAGGAATGGACGTCATCGCGCAAAAACAGATGGCGGCGCAGGCGCTGGAGATGTTTAAAGACAGCCCGCAGCAATTCGTCAAACTTGTCCGCGGAGACAACAAAGACGCCGTAGAGGCAATTTTTGGCCCCGGCCGCTACGACATTTTCAAAGAAATGTCGTCGCAGATGCCCACGCTGGACAGGCTAGCGCGGCAGGTTGAGCTGGACAAGCGCGCCGCAGAACTTGCCGAAGGCGGCAAGAAAGACCTTGCCTTGATTCTGGAGGCCAATAGATCAAAGCTGCGCTTGCCCAACTGGTTTCAGCCGGCCATCACGGCGACGAACCTTAGCCTTGCCAGCGCGAACAAGCGGCTGGACAAGAAAACCGTTGAGTTGTTGCGAAAGGCCGCAGAAACCAACCAGAGCATGCTTGACCTACTGAACGGCCTGCCAGAAAAAGAGCGCCGCAAGCTGTTGGACATCGTGATCGACACCCAACGCCGCACTGGCGAGGCCAAGCGCGCTGCCGCAGTCGGCACGGTGGGTGAGGTTGAGCGGCAGCGTAACGCCCTCTCCGAGCAACCCGCCAACAACCTCGCCCCATGATCCCCCGCCCAGCCCGCCACATCATCGCCTGGTTCCTGCGCCGCTTCGGCTTCGCAGGCGTGGCGCTGGCGCCGTGGGGGATTTACATCCTGCCGGAACATCTGGCAAACCAGCGTCTGACTAGGCACGAAATCGCCCACTGGCGGCAATACCAGCGCATGGGCCTTCTGCGATACTACGTCACGTACCTATGGGGCTTGGTGCGCCACGGATACCGCAACCATCCAATGGAACTTGAAGCCCGCGCGGCCGAACATCAGCCATGAGCCTGACGATGCAACAGAAAGCCGACATCGCCGCCGAAGCCGCTAAGGCTTCGCCTCCAGTTGCCGTCGTGGGCGCCACCGTAGCGGGGATGCCGATCAATGACCTGGTGCTGTGGGTGACGCTGATCTACCTGGTGCTGCAGATCGGCTTCCTGCTGTATCGCTGGGGCAAGATGCACTTCCAGCGCGCGCCGGATACTGAATGAAAGCCCGCATCGTCATCGGCGCCCTGACGCTCTCAGCGTCTGCTTTGGTCGGTATTGCCGTCCATGAGGGCTACCGTGGCGAGGCGTACCGCCCCGTCCCCGGCGACGTTCCGACCATCGGATTCGGCACCACTGATGGCGTGAAACCCGGCGACACCATCGAGCCTGTGCAGGCGCTGGTGCGCAAGCTCGCCGACGTGCAGCGCTTCGAGGGTGCGCTCCAGCAGTGTGTGCGGGTGCCGCTGCATCAGCACGAATACGACGCTTTCCTGAGCCTGGCGTACAACATCGGGCCGG